AAATATTGAAAAATATAATAAAAAGAAAACCACTCTTGAGAAAGAATTGAGCCAAACCAATGAAACACAGCGGCTTATTCATTCAAATATTAATAAACTATTGCACGATGTCGCCGTTATCCGAAATGGCGGTCATGCAGTCGGCGAAGCTAAGAAGGAGGAAGCGCGCAAATTTATTATGCCATGTCCCAATGTGGATTGCCGCGGCTATTTATCCTCGCATTATAAGTGCGAATTATGCGATCACCATACCTGCTCGAAATGTTTTGATCTCATCGGTTTGGACAAAGAGGAGAGTGGTCACGAATGTAAACCCGAAAATATCGAAAGTGCCGAGTTTATTAAAAAACAGTCGAAACCGTGCCCCTGCTGCGGTACGCGTATTAGTAAAATCGACGGCTGTGACCAAATGTGGTGTACACAATGCCACAAGGCGTTTAGCTGGAACACCGGTAAAATCATTACGGGGACGATTCATAACCCGCACTTTTATCAGTATCAACGGGAGCAAGGTGGGGGTGTTGCGCCGCGAAATCCGGGTGATGTTGTGTGCGGAGGCTTACCGAATTTATCTGAGATTTTAAACAAACTCCGACGCGCTAATGTGCCTAATATATTAAACTTTGGCGACATTGAACAGCGGTTACTGACTATTCATCGGCTGCAAGGACACTTTACGGCATTTAATGTTGAGCCGTTGCGTCAGGCTGCTCGCGAGGAACAAAATTACGAATTTGAGCGCATACAATATATTGTGAAAATAATTTCTCGTGAAGAAATGGCAAATAAAATAATTCGCAAAGATAAAGCCCGCAAAATCAAAGTGGTGGTGCTGCATGTATGCGAGTTATTTCTAGAAGTCGCGATTGATATGTTTCAACAAATATTGGTCAGCGTAAAGACCGGTGCGGAGTTTGGCGAGTTTATTATTTGGCACCTTAAAGAATATAACAATTTACGAGAATATTGTAATATTCACTTTAAAGAGATTAGCATGGTTTATGGCGTATGCGTCCCATTCATCAAAGACAATTGGACAATAGACACCTCTAAATATAATAGCAAGGGTGAGGTGGATAAATATATTGAAAAGAGGGATGAACAACGGAGAGAAAGAGTTGAACAGCGAAAGAGATTATTGCAGGCGGCGGAAGTTCAGCGGATTGAGTATAACCGACGAGTATGGTTACTCCAGCAAGAGCGGTTCCCTCAAGCCACCGAATAAAAATATAAAAATAAAAAAAGAATAAAAATATAAAAAGAATAAAAATATAAAAATAATAAAAAGAATAAAAAAATAAAAATATAAAAAGAATAAAAAGAATAAAAAGAATAAAAGAATAAAAATATAAAAAGAATAAAAATATAAAAATATAAAAAGAATAAAAATATAAAAAAGTATAATCAATAGAAAGGTTATACTTTTTTACTCGATTTTGCTGCACTTTTTGAATCGCTTTTGCTGCACTTTTTGGCACAAGATTTTTCTGCACTTTTTTAAAAAGTGCTGTGCCTTATATACTACCCTCCGCATCATCTTCTTCATCATAAATAATAGCTACGTTATGCCAACCCTGATTGCCTTTGGCATTATTATATACACCATAACGTTTATCCATAAATTCCGTAATTTCTTTGCCTTTGGGTCCACCCTTACCATGTGTCGCAGTAAACCACAATCGAAATATTTCTAATAATTCCGTCTTCTTAATTTTCCCTCCCACCTTTTTCATAATCTTATCTTTGGCGAACTCCGTGAAATAGTCCAACTTTTCTCTATGTTGATCACTGTTTGCCAAGACCGTTTTACAGTCCACCACAATGCCCTGCGCCTGATAAGACCGCTCCACTAACATCGCCATTAAGACCGGCGCCCACGCTTCAAATTTATCATCCAGATTTTTATCAAGCGGAAACTGGTAAGGGCATTCACTCTTCGGAAATTTAATCTCATCTTCATAAGGGTTTTCTAGAAATTTCGATTTAAAATCCACATAACGTAACCGGCGCCAGGTACCATCATCATTGCTCGTCTCTTCGAAATCGACATTCGTCGCCACGACCAATTTGAATTGCGGAATGAAAGTCACCGAATCTTTAAACAATGCCCGCGCGGTAATCGGGTCACCACCAGTGATTTCCTTCATAATACCCTCATTCATCCGGTCACCCTTCGACATCTCCTGCATTACAGCATAGCGGACGCCCATTAATTGCGCCACCTCCGAAGACGTACTGCCGATCGTATTACGTTTTTGTGTAATCAAGGTAATTGGCACAGTCCCCTTATAAGAACCTAAACCTTTCCCCATTAATTCCACCAGCTTTGATTTACCATTACGACCCGAACCTTTATAAATATTAAAGGTCTGATTCGAATTCGTCCCGATTAAACATGACGCTAAATGCTCCCACATATAGGTACGCAGATCATCTTCAGGGAAGAGCTGACACATAAATTCCTCGAGTTCTTTAATTATTTTACCCTGTTTATTATGATCAAGCTTCACATAATCGATATTGGTACACTTGGAAATATAATCATCCGGCTGTCCTTTCCGGTGACATTTGTTCTTAAAATCAATGACATAATTATTGAAGCAGAGTAAGTAGGGATTCTGATCGAGCTTCTCAATGAATTTGCTATCGTAAAACAACTCACGGGCTTCACGCATAATATTATTCTTGGAAGTGGTCCGTTTCAATAGCGCACATATATCCGCCAGTTTATTATTATATTTCCGCAGCTCATCGCCCTTGGTATCACCCTGATCGAAGGTTTGTATTTTTAAGACATTTTCCTGCAATTTTTTATTATACACATGAAACATATCTTTGGATATAAGGAGACGCAAGGTGGTACCAGAGTCGATCTCATACCAGCGATGATTAATATATTCATACCATACATTATTTTTAATACTCACACAGACAAAATCATCTTTAAACATATTATATAAAACACAGGCAATATCGTGTTCCGTCGCAGTTTGCACGGTTTGCTCGATGAAATAATCAATGGTTTCAGTGCGAATTTCATTGTATTTTGCCCGGGCATCATTCTTTGCCCAAAACATGATGGAACGATGCGTCAAGCCGTCGGTGTTGCTAGTATCGAAAGCGCGCCATTGGTCATAAAGCTCTTTTATACAGGACCAATCGAATTTATCATTGGCGCCCCGCAGGGTGTGGCGGCAATTTTCTTGACAACTGAATTTCACCCAGGTCAAGAAGAGTTTCGGGCTAGTATTGGCTAAAGCCCAGCCGACCCGAATCCATTTATTAAAACTGCCCGGTCCATAATAACTTACGGGCAAACACATCGTATATTGGTGTGTTTCTTTAATCAGGTAATCGATCGGGCTTATTTCTTCATATAAATTATTCAACAATTCGTCTAAAGTTTCTTCGGAATCAATATCCGTATAGTTTAAACTATCGCCCCCTGCGCCGCCGCCATTTTTACCGGCAAATTTCAGTTTATATTTCTTAGCGGCGGTTTTCTTTATAGCGCTAGACCGCCCAATATTAAGGAGGGCTTTTTCAAATTCTTCTTTCACTTCCGCTTTCATTTCAAAGGCGGGAAATTTTGTATAATGGGCAGATAACTTTGCAATATTCTTCTCGGTCGAGAATGTTTCGATATTTTGTTTTTCCGGCATCCAACCTTCATCTCGGTCAATATAAGACAGAATGAAATGCGATTTTATTAGATACACCTGGTTTTGATACTCGGGCTTGCGGGATCCATACATTTGCCAATTCACATAACCTTTAGTGATCCCCTCGTCCAAGACTTGCTCCCAGGAATTCTTAATAGGTAAATCGCTCCATAGTTCTTTTAGTTCATGCAAGACTCTATCGCGCAAAATAACCTGCAATGCGTGATGCATTTGAATGCCGAAAATAATATGCACGCCATCTTTTGTTTCCTCGGGCAATTTATTGACGTCACTCTTCTCCATGACAAAGACTTCCATGTTAGTCCCGGCAGTGATATTCAATAAGCTCGTAATTTTTTCCGCATAAAGCATGATAGCATCAACAATATGATCTTCCGTATGTTGTTTTGTCATAACGGATTTATCATAATGCAAATCAATGTCAACCATCAACGGACCCGATTCAATATTTTGTTTTTCAGTGAGATATTCTTTTTTACCATTTACAAATATATATTTAAAATACTTCTTTACAAAATCAGCGTGCTCTTCGGGGGGGATATTAAATGAACCAGGATAAATATTTTGCTTTTGGTCGCCCATTCGGGTATGTGTATGAAGTTCACCCTTGCCAACAGTGTGATTTTTAAGATATTGTTCAAATTCACTATTGCTAATAGATGCCATATTTTGTGCCATCTTGTATGTTTATTATATATATATAAGACTTTTTTATCTCAATTTTTAATTAAATTAGAATTAATTAAATATAGATTGTCGATTTTTACCACATAAATATAATTCTTTTGACATAAATTCTTTTGACATAAATTCTTTTGACATAAATTCTTTTGACATAAATTCTTTTCACATGAATTCTTTTCACATGAAATCTTTTCAATATAAATTATTTATAATAATATTGACATAAACATATCTAAATATTATTACTATGTCGACAATTATACCTGTAGAACAAAATGAAACAGTTGAAGAAAGTGTTAGCGTAAATGTGATACAAAGTGTTAAACATACGTCAGAACCAGCAAATACATTTATTAGTAAAGAAACATTTCGTCGTTTAGTAAAAGATGTAAAAGATATAGTGAAAAATCCTCTTCATTCTCATGGTATTTATTATATACATAATGAAGATGAGATATTAAAAGGAAAAGCGTTGATTATTGGACCTAGCGAAACGCCCTATGAAAATGGATATTATTTATTTGATTTTTCCTTCCCGATAAATTATCCACATTCGCCGCCAGAAGTAAAGTTTTGTACTAATGATGGACGAACCCGTTTTAATCCCAATTTATATACACAGGGGAAGGTTTGTTTATCGATATTAAATACCTGGCAGGGCGAGCAATGGACCGGGTGTCAGACCATATCCTCCATTTTACTGGCATTATGTACTATATTGAATAATCAACCGTTGTTAAACGAACCTGGCGTAAGTGATAAACATAGTGATTGTAATAACTATAATAAAATTATAACTTATAAAAACTTTGAAATTGCTATGTTGCAGGTATTAACGAATGAATATACGAATGAGAATTTTTCTATATTTACGCATATAATACAATCGCATTTTATAGAGAAATTTGAGCATACTATAAATAGATTAAATGATTTATGTAATATCTTTCCCAAGCGGGTGAAAATACAAACGACAATTTATAAAATGGAATATGTATTAGATTATAAGGGACTTTTAGAAAAATTTAATCAAGTTAAAAAGAATTTTACTATTATATAATATAATATAAAATTGATTTAATTTAAAATCATTTTATTATAGTATATAAAGTAAAGGATGCATTTCTGTACAGAGTGTAACAATATGTACTATTTGAAAATAATGGATAATGATGCAAATAGTTTAATATATTATTGTCGAAATTGTGGACACGAGAATACTACTTTAACCGCCGAAAACGTGTGTGTTTCGGACACGCAGGTTAAACGTAGCGAAGACCAATATGTACATATTGTAAATGAATATACAAAATATGACCCGACCCTGCCGAGAATTAATACGATTGATTGTCCTAATAGCAAATGCCCGAGTAATGATAATGGTGACGCTGACGCGAAAGCTAATCCTGACGCGAAAGCTAATCCTGACGCGAAAGTTGAACGAGAAGTCATCTATATTCGATATGACGATACAAATATGAAATACATGTATGTATGTGCTATTTGCAATACAAACTGGAAGAATGATAAGTAAATTATATTATAAATAAATAAAAAACACATATTTTTTATTTACTTATAAAATTGAAGTAATTTAAAAATATATAGATATAAATAATATAGTGCAAATGGAAATGGATCAATTGCATATGGACGATTTAGTAGAAGTATCAAACAATGACTTATTTAAAAATTTACTTAATGGTGGAAAAAATAAAGAAGAAGATGAACCTGAACATGACGAACAAGAAGAAAAAGAAGAAAGTGACATTGAAAACAGTGACATTGAAGATAGTGAAATCGAAGACAGTGATATTGATGAAGACGATTTATCTTTAGATATTGAAGGAGATTCACAGGCAGGTGGAGATGCAAATAAAATAACAAAAAAGAATGCAAAAAATGGAGGGATGAAAGCAGGCGCAAGAGCAGGCGCAAGCGCAGGCGCAAGCGCAGGCGCAAGCGCATGCGCTAGCGGAGCAGATACAGCAGAAGATGAATCTACTACTGATGATGAGAGCGATGATGACGATGACTATTTACAAAAATTTAACTTAGCAATGCGTGATGATTTAATTCTTAATTTTCATCCTGAATCAAAAAGTCATAATTATGAAGAGATTAAACAGCTGGCAAAAGTGACTAGAAATAAAAATGGAATTATTGTAGATGAATTGCATAAAACTATTCCTTTCTTAACAAAGTATGAAAAAACACGTATTCTCGGACAAAGGGCAAAACAGATTGAAAGTGGCGCTGTTTCATTAGTTCAAGTCCCGCCAAATGTCATAGATAGTTATTTAATTGCAAAATTAGAATTGGCACAAAATAAAATTCCGTTTATTATTCGCCGCCCTTTGCCGAATGGAGGCATGGAGTATTGGTATGTGAGTGATTTGGAAAACAACCTTTAAAACAACCTTTGAAACAACCTTTGAAAAAGGTTGAGCCAAATTCCAACCTCCGGATAGTTTTATATCAGCATAAAATACATATACAAAAATACATATGTAAAAATACATATGTAAAAATATAATATAAACAAATTTTTTATATTATACAAATGCCTTTATTTATTATGATAATTAATCCTACAACATATAATACAGTTATGACAATTGAAAATTTTATATATGAAGAAACAATACTTAAAGAATTATACGACTATATAGATTCAAATACAAGAGAATATAAAACTTATACTATGTATAAAACCTATAAAAATATAATACACTTTTCAATAAATAAATATGACTCAGTTGCGAATGGGTTAAAAGGAAATTATGATGATTTTTACGAATATAAACATTCAAATTGTATAGATGAAGATTGTAATCGTTATATTATTTCAACAAATGAAGAGAAATTGCGTGCATTTTGTGGATATATTAACCGTCTTACGTGTTAATATAAACACATCCATCGGTTGGTTTTTGGTTCAACCTTTTTCTAAAAGGTTGTGTTTTTGGTGCAACCTTTTTCTAAAAGGTTGTTTAAAAGGTTGTGTTTTGGTTCAACCTTTTTCAAAGGTTGCCTAGATGAATTCTTTCACATTATTATACCATTTAAAAGGATCATCACCTAACGTAATAAATTCTAACATCTCTCTTCCAGTAATATCCAATCCTTTGAATAATGCGACAATATCAAGTTTTTTTCCAAATTCCGTTAATAAAAAATCATATAATTCACTGTAGTTTTTATCATAAATTAATTGTATACACGACTCTCGTTTATTCTTATCATTGAAAAAATTGAAATTAGTCACATCTTTATCGAAATCTTTTACGTCTTCACCTGTTATTAAACGAAAAACTACCCGTAAAGCCTGCAAAGTAATATTATTCAATTCATGTTTGACTATATATAACATTTTTTTCATATGTGCGTTAAATATTTTATTATTAGCATTAGTATCTATTGCATTAGTATCCATTGCATATGTATCCATTTTTAATTTACCCAACTTATCATTTACAATATAATAATAGACATTAAATAATTCAATGTGACCTGAAGGAGAAATCTTGAAAGGATGATAAGAGCAGGGATCAGTTAAATTAAAATAACAGCCAAAATCTTCTCGTAAACCTAGACCATAAATGATATGATCTAGGTGTTCTCCTATATCTTCATCGAAATATTCGGCTAAGACACTATTAGCCCTGCCACTGAAGTCATGATAAATGAAAAGAATACCTTTATCCATAGCATAATTATTTAAATCCCTAAGTTGTTCGGTAATATCTATTCCTTCCTTATCATTATATGGTTCAGTATAGACAATTTCTCTCCAGGTATAAACAGTTAAACTTTGATCATTATTAGTATATATAGTATTATCTATTAGTCCCTTATCTATTACATCTGTATATAGTGGTCCCTTATCTATTAGTCCCTTATCTATTAACTGGGTGCGGTGTGATCCCTTATCTATTACATCTCTACATTGCAGTCCCTTATCTTTTACCATATACGGTGGATTTTCTTGATTCGGGTCTATTAAAATAATATTTATATTTACATTATTTAGTGTATTTTTCAAATCCTGTAAAAAAGGAGGATATTGATGGTAGTTTTTAAGATTTAGCGAATTATCAGCATCTCGATAGCCTGCCGCTGTTCCAACACCTAAATATATAATGTTTTGTCTCTCTAGATCTATATTGTCTTTTATATTATAAATGATGTATTGTAAATCCATTTTATAATTATAATAAAATATACTTATATTGTTTACTATATATATAATGGATTTTTTTTCAAATTTATTTACTCCATCTAAATCGAAATCTAATAATTATTTATTCAATACACTTGAGAAGTTAAATGAATTGGAGCCAGATCAAATTGTATTATACATTGATAAAGTTAATCCTAACGTATGGGAAAACTCTGAATATAATGATTCTACGGCAATAGATGTATTGGGTAAAGATAGGTTTAGAGCATTGATGTTTGGCATTCGACATAGTAATAAACCAGCTGAAAAACGTTTAGAATTATGGAATAATCAAGAAGAATTTAAGAGAACAGAGAGAACTATGAAATCAGCTCCTTCAACACGAAACTATGCCACACCAGGTGGAAGAGAAAAAGATAATGAATTGCTTGAAAGATTAAGAGACTTAAAAAGACAGGGTGGGAGAAGGAAGAGCATTAAGAAGAGAGCAAAGAGCATTAAGAAGAGAGCAAAGAGCATTAGGAAGAAGATAGCAAAGAGCATTAAGAAGAAGAGAGAAAAGAGCATTAGGCGCAGTATTAAGCACAGTATTAGGCACAAGTATTAGGCACAAGTATTAGGCACAAGTATTAGGCACATCAGATAAATATATAAAATCATCTTGCATTTGACTTGGGGGGCTTCGGGGATCTCCCCGGCTAGCACTTCCACCGCGTTCCACATTTAATGCACGTCACGAATGTGGTCATCGGTTCATCAGCGGACCGCGTTTGTAATTGGTAATAACTGCATTCCTTCGATTTACATTTTCTGCAAGTAAATCCATCAGTCGAGGCTTCCAATTTTGGCGCATAAATATTTTCTTCGCGGATTTTCTTATCACTTAGCAAAGTCGCCCATTTTTCTGGTATGATCTCTTGATGCGTCATAAACGCGACTTCATGTGGTTTAATCGATTTACTCATAATTTTTTCAACGAGTTGTTGATTTTTTAAATTATAATAGACGCTACGAAGTTTGTCTAGATACAAATGGGCAAAATACACATTATCCCATTTTTTAACAATTTGTCTTTCACCGGCTTCTTTTATGCAATAATTATAAATTCCTTTCTCCAAATTCTTACAAATGTTTTCATTTTGTAAATATGTGTGTAATTTCTTAGAAACATTGCATCGAAATACATCAGGATTGGTAATGGTACGCATTTTATGTTGATATACATAATTATATTTATATGTATATCAAATCAATTTATTTATATAATATACATATGAATAAAATATCTATACAGAATATTATTTATAATAGTGGCGATATATTTTTACCTGAAAAAATAAAAAATATATTAGGAACGGACTTAATTGGTACATCTAAAAAAACATTTTATGTTTCTGGTTGGTCAATACTTCATATAATTAATGGTATAATTGTTGGTTATCTTTATTTATATTTTAAGTATGATAGCCGATTCTATATTTTAAGATTATTTATAATACATACCATATGGGAGTGTTGGCAGATATTAATTGGTATGGCTAAACCATACAAGTTAACTGGTCGTAGTAATTTAATTGATACTATAATGGATACTGTATTTTTTATGTTAGGTGCTTATATTGTTCGTAAATATTATTTACACCTTTGAATGCCCGATGGTGCAAAAATATAACATTTTATTTTGTAAAAACATATATTGTTATTACGCTTATAGATATCAATAATATTTGCTGTATTATCATGAGTATTTTACCATATATTGAAATTGGAACAATATCGCTTATACCCACGCCTGCTTGTATTGTTGTGCTAAAAAGAAAAAAATCTATTATTGAATCTATTTTTGATTCACGAGTATACTGTTCAAATTTATTTTGTTTACTATTATCAAAATGAAGTGAAAAATAGTAATAAAAAAAGGCAAAAAATAATATACAAAATAAATGTATTGCTAATGTTTGTACAATTCTTCTCATTACTATATATATGGTAAAAAGTTATATATATAAAATTGAAACATTTTTTATATTTATATAAATATATAACATAGAACATAGAAAATGAGTGCCTACAAATGCCAATTATGCTATATGCCATTCAAGCTAAGCGACGACAATGTCTGCGAGAAATATCAATGCGAATGCGGAAATAACGTTTGTGATTTATGTATTGATAAGAATGATTCAGGTGAAATTAAATGTAAGAAATGTCTTGATATTCATTACGAAGTATTTAATCCTGATTACGATTGTGTTTGCGAAATATGCGAAGATTATAATGGGGATGGCGTCGGTATAGAAAAAGATGAACATGGTCTGGATTGCTATATGTGTAGCTGTTGTAAGAATGGCTGTTGGGTAGATGACGATGATGGCGATGATGATAATCAGGAGTGTCGCTGTTGGGAAGTTTTACTTGCTGCTAGAGAAATTAATCTTAATGAAACATGTGCCGATGAAACATGCGCCGACGAAACATGCGCCGATAAATAAATAAATCATTCTTTACTCTTCATCCGAATACGAATATGCTTCTTCCTCCAATTCTGATCCATAGTAGTCCTCATCCTCCTCCTCTTCAATTACAGGTGTTTTCTTCTTATTTTTTTTAGACACACTAGGACCATCCTCATCCTCATCATCTTCTCCTCCATCCCCTTCTTCTTCGTCATCTTCCACAACAAAATCATCTTTTACATAACCATTCTTTGTCTTTACTATTTCCTCCTCTTCGTCATCATCTTCACATTCATCATCCTCTTCATTGATGCCTTCATCGCCCTCTCCATCATCAATATCTTCAAACCCACCAAATAATTTTTCATACAGCCTTAGCCATAAATCACTCGAAAGATCTACAATAGCTCCTTTACTGTCGACTCTGATTAGCGCGCATGTACCATAGTAGAGAGCATTGTCAACCGGGGGCGGGAAATCATATTTATTTTCATTATTGGCTTTTCCATCACTCTTTGCCCATAGCTCAATGTTAATTACTTCCTTATTATATTCAACCGCCCATATGGCAGTCCTATTAAAATTGTCATTTGTGCGAAAACCGCATTTCTTATATAATGTATCTCGCGAAAGTTCCTTTGATTTTGTTTGTTTAATATTTCCATTATGCTCTACTAATAAGATGGAGATCATGTTATTTATTCTTAAATGAATGGGTTTAAATAGTTTATATATTATTTATATATCTATCTATGCGCATCTATATTACTGATAATGATTTAATAAATAATATTAAAAAATCTATACCTGATAATAATATATTTGATATAAATGTAATTAGAAAAATATATTCTTCAGAAGGAATTTTCCATGTAATTGATAATACATTAAAAAGAGTTATTATTAATGATATACCAAGCGATAAATTAATCATTAATAATTATGAATTTATTGTAGATAGAAGCACGATTGAGTATGATTCAGAATGGTATCAATTAAATCCTAATCATATTAGTGAAATTGTAACTAGTTATGCATATGCAATAGATAAAAATCTACAATTAGTTATTGAAAATAATAGTACTGTGTATTTTTTGACAAATAATGAAAATAATATTAGTACGTTTTTATCAGAACTAAAGTTATGTTAACTAAATATAAATGTTATTTTTTACATTAAAAACAATAATTATATCTTTAATGCTAATTGCTCTAATACATTATTTATATGGTTTTTTTAAAGATACCCTAACTATACCAAAAGTAAAAGATTTAGTAAATAGACCAGCAAAAAGATATGATGAAATGTTTAATTTGATGAATAATAAGAGTATTGGACAAGGTGAAGAGCAAATGCAAATGCAAAGCATGGGTCAACAAAGCATGGGTCAACAAAGTATGCAAGATGAACTTAAGAATTTTTTAAGCGAACTGAAAAAACCCGATGTAATAAAAAAAGAAATGAATACTAATTTTTCTGCCGCAAATGAAGTATCTAGTGGGGCATATTCTCCGTATTAAAAAGAGCCATTTTAAAAGAGCCGTTATAACAATATAATAAATGATATTAAAGATATATTTATATATAATATAAATGATTTTATCTCGAGAAGATAAGCAACAGTTGCTAAGTAGATTTCCGTCTTTAGAACTTTCCTATGAAAATGTCTTACATAAGAAAGTTTGTGCAGATTTTTATATGCTTATTCCCCGTGGACAGAAATCCTTTGTATGGTTTACCTATTGGCAGGATAAAGATGTATGTTTGGTATTATTATTAAATGAAAAGAATAATATATGTGATATTGTACCTTATCCAGTATGCTTTGATTCCAAATTATCACTAAATACTGTCATTTATGGGACGATATTTAGAAATAATAATTTAATGCATTTTTCGTGTGAACAATTGTTTTATTATAAGGGAACTGATGCATATAAAGGTACTGATGCATATAAGGGAACTGATGCATATAAGGGAAAAACGTTTATTAACTCTAGTTTCAAAAAACAATTAGAATTATTTAAGGATCTCTTTACTAATGATATTAATCAGGTAGCGTATACTTCATCATTTCTTATTTTAGGATTACCTATAATGAAGACGAATTATGATCATGCACTAGCATGTATTAATGGATTATCATATAAAGTACAATCAATATTATTCATTAATAATAATAGTGTATTAGGCATTTATAAAATAAATAAACCTATTTTACCTGAAGCGATTTTTACTGTGAAAGCTTCACCGGGGGCGGATATATATGAATTATATTGTCGGGACGGAGCTAATGCTAATGCTAATCCTTATGCTAAAGCTAATACTTATGCTAATGCTATTCCTTATGCTAAAGCTAATCCTTATGCTAATGCTATTCCTTATGCTAAAGCTATTATACCTAGTTATAAATGTAGCGTAATGATGAATTCATTATTTAGACATATAAAAGAAAATTATAATTTAGATTTATTGGAGGAAAGTGATTCAGAAGAAGAATATGAAAATATGAATATTAATAAATTTGTGAATTTAGATAAAAGTTATAATATGCGATGCGTTTATATTAGAAAGTTCAAGAAATGGCAACCGATAGAAGTAGTTGATGAAAAACATAAAGTAATTGGGTATAAAGAGGCACAGGGATTAGAAAGCACTTTTGAAAAAGTGCCGCAAAACCAAAAAACAACCTTTTAGGAAAAGGTTGAGCCAAAAAAACCAACCTTTTAGGAAAAGGTTGAACCAAAAAACAGCCAAAAATTAACACTAATTTTCACCCTTATTTTAGAATACTTTTGGTATTAATTTTTGGTTGATTTTTTGGTTCAACCTTTTTCCAAAAGGTTGTTTTTTAAAAGGTTGGTTGGATTTTGCTATACTTTTTCTAAAAGTATATATATATAAATGAGTGGTCCTTATACTTCATATAATACAGTACCTCCTAATTTTGAGTTTCAAGCAGAAAAATATGGTAATTCCTATGGAAAAGTAGCCGGTGTTGGGTGCGATGGAACGAAATATGGACCCGATGCTGCCGCTGGTAAATATTCCTCCCCTTTTGTTGGTGGTAATGGTTACTCTTTTACCGATAAGCCTATTGGTCCGGTTGCTGGACCTAATGCACCTTATTCAGAAATCCAAGCCTATAATAATACTACAGGCAAATATCGTGACATATTTCCCCCTCAATTTAAGTCCTCGTTAATGGGTGGAAAAAAACGTCGGCGCCGTTCTACACATAAGAGGAGCAAGAGAAAGAGCATGCGCGTACGCAAGATACAATATGGCTGCAGCAGAAAATCGCGTGGAGGTGGTAGAAAACATAGGACTATGAGACGACAAAAATCCAAACGTACTATGTATAAGCGAAAAACTATGCGTGGAGGAATGAGTAGTGCGAGCGATTATACCCAGGGTCGTGATACATCCCAAGATCAACCCTATGGTAATAAAGCCTATTCCTTTGGACAAGGTTTGGACTCGATGCTAAGTGCGAATGAAAGCGCTTTAGCAAGCCCGCCGCCTTTTTTGCCCTACAATGATTGTGGAAAAGTTATGCGTCATTAGTTAAATATTTATCAAACATTTGCCTTTCATTAAGGTTTCCGTTGATACATAAACATCGTCTGCTTTATCGCATTTTTTTTTACTTTTTGAGGGAGTATCAGATAAGGTTTTCCATATATTTGCTTTGCTTATATTTGCGTTGCTTATATTTGCGTTGCTTATATTTGCGTTGCTTATGCTTGCACCTGCTAAATACAAGTTACTATTTGTATGTAGTATTTTATATTTATTACTGGCATAATATTTACGCCTCTTTTGCCATTGACTTATAAACACCTCATGTGTGTCAATAATATCAATTACCAACGGTCTCTCATGTTTAACGCGTAAAATACGTCCGACTGCCTGAATAATATCCGTTTTCGGAGTAGCCAATAAGAGCGTCGTCAAGGTCTTAATATCTAGCGCTTCTGCCGCCATCGCATAAGTTGCAATAATAACCTGGCAAATTTCACTTTTTTTCAGGTCCGCATCTTTCATCCCGCCTACATAATAGCCGACCGTAGCAATTTGCCTGTGTTCTATCGCCTTATAAAGGTACGTCAAGATGTTTTTATTATGCGCCAAGATCATGAGCTGTTGTCCCGATTTTTGTTTAAGTTCTTCTTCGACTACTTTTAAAATAAATTCACTACGATGACTAAAACCACATAATTTAGAAATCATTGTACTATATGCAGGATTACCGCGATAGTCAAAACACATTTCGTTGAATTCCGCGTCTGTGGTCTGAAATTCAATGGCTTTAATTAAGACCGGATCTTCGTCTTCTCTCTTCTCTTTATAAACAATGTCTCCTAAAAACATCTTAAAGACTTTCGATAGCCCATCTTTTCGCTGCATGGTGGCACTTAAACCCAATGTATAGAAGGTGATGATTTTCTGCAAGGAACGACTGAAGACCTCGGAGGAGATATGATGACACTCGTCCACAATGGTTAAGCCGAATTGACTAAAGAGGTCTTCCGGATATTCTTTCATAGAGAGAGATTGTAACATGCCAATGACGATATCTTTTCCATCAATATCCATAATTTGCCCTTGGATGCGCCCGACTTTAGCCGTCGGTAGAAATTGTTCAATGCGCTCGATCCACTGATTTAAGAGAAAGCCTTTATGAACAATTACTAGGGTTTTCTTTTTCAGGAGGGCAATTATTTTCAAGGCAATTACGGTCTTGCCGCGCCCACAGGGGATTTCCAATAGTCCGCCGCCACCCAGGTCTTTATCCGTATGTTTCAAATAAATATCGATAATATTGTTTTGATAGTCCCGTAAATCACCGTTAAATGGAATATGAATATCGGTTCCTTTGGGGATTTTTATTTCCTCTGGAGGTCCATAATTCTGTATGCCATAATAGCGAGGAATATAGATTTTTTTAGGGGCTTCGCGATAGACGGGAAAAGAGGGGGCTTGAATCGGCGAGGTAGGCACATACGCCCGGACATTTAATTCTTCTTTTAATTGTTTTAAATCGGTTGGTTCCAAACATTCTTTATATATTGTGTAGCCTTTGGGTCCCAGGTATGTATTATTATTATTAATAGCATTAGTATTAGTATTACCACTAGCATTACCACTACCGTTAGCATTCATAGTAGCCATTTTACGGTTACTATGAATACATAATTTGTATTTAGTTAGTTTTGCTAAAGTATATATTTGCCTTATATTTGCCTTATTTTTGCGATACCTATTACATTTGTACTTTTTTTTAAAAAGTATATTTTTGCGATACCTATTACATTTGTACTTTTTTTAAAAAAGTATATTTTTGCGATACTTTTTTTTAAAAAGTATTTTTTTAAAAAGTATTTTTTTAAAAGTATATAATATAATGAAACAAGTTTTAAACAAGATTAAAATTGAAAAACAGGAACATATTATTCTTGCCGTTTTATTAATAATTTATATTGTATTAGATATTCACTTACCAAGAATGTTTGTTGGTGTAGTGGATACTATTTATGGAAAAATAGTCTTATATATTTTAGCCTTTATTATTTTTCTTAATGTAAATCCAATAGTAGGTCTTTTAGCATTTATTGCGGTGTATATGATGCTTAAACGCGCCAGTAAACAAAATGGAACATTTGCGATACGTAATTATTTACCTTCGGAAGAATCGAAAGTATTGGATTTTTCCAAATTTAATGATTTCCCGTATACTTTAGAAGAAGAAGAAGTGTCGAGAATGGCACCAATTGTTATGAATCACACCTCTACTGGATCGAATTATAAGCCTGTATTGGATGCTTTGCATAATGCAGCAACCTTTTAAGCACAACCTTTTAAAAAAAGGTTGAACCAAAATCCAACCGATGGCGGGAACCTTTTAAAAAAAGGTTGAACCAAAATCCAACCGATGGCGTGAACCTTTTAAAAAAAGGTTGAACCAAAATCCAACCGATGGCGGGAACCTTTTTTACTTGCTTTGATGATAAAGGTTGGATTTTGGTTCAACCTTTTTTTAAAAGGTTGGATTTTGGTTCAACCTTTTTTTAAAAGGTTGTTTTTAAAAGGTTCCCGCCATCGGTTGCCGATTTTGGTTCAACCTTTTTTTAAAAGGTTGTGTTTTAAAGGTTGTGTATATATATGCAACTCTACAAAATATTCTTGTTAATTGTAATTGTTGGAAAAATTATTTATATATCATCAACATTTAATTTACAATATAACCTAGAACACAATGATAAAGAATCCGACCTTATTAAGAAAGCAAAAGCTCAAAATCATATTATATATGTTATAAGTGACACATTGATGTCTATTTTATTAATTTATTTGTTTTTTCCTTCTTCCTGTACCAATGTTACCATTGGATATGGTGAAAAAATATCGTTGTTTACTTTAGGCATAATGAATTTATTGCAATTTGAGTGGTTAGAGCCATTTCGATACTTTAAGCATATGCGGATCCTTTAAGCATATGCGAACTCTTTAAGCATATGCGGATCCTTTAAGCATATGCGAACTCTTTAAGCATATGCGGACCTAAAAAATACTTCTGCCTTTACCTCTATATATACCCCTACCTCTACCCCCTGCCTGTCCTTTGTCATTCGTCAAACTTTCCAGTAACCATCCCCCTAATTTAGTCAGTATTAGTATCAATAAAATACCTATCAATACCTGTATAAATAAATTATTTTTTAATAATTGTTTAATCGATACCGTATTAAACATTTGTTCTGAACTCTTTGCCAATGGTACTAAAGATTCGCCTTCACTGCCCGTCGGCAAACATTCCATATAAATATCACCTTTATCTCCTGAAAAAGGCGATGGTCCATTTTTATTAAAAAACACGCCTTTATTATTTTTCTTACTGTCATAGGCATTAGTTATGATGATTTTCTTAAGTGAATCATATGCATCAGGTGACATAGATAAGGATGCATCATTGTCTTTACTAAAGACCACGTAATCATATTCTCCATTGCAGGGCGAATAAGGTAATGTACCCGTATAAGAATAATATGGTTTCTTTGGAATAAACTTATCTAGAGAGAAGGTGGGTATATTCACGGTGGTTTTTGCCCCAGGCGAATTAGCCGTTTTAGCGACTTCTGAAATGATGGCATCAAGCATAGATAAACTTTCTGGATTATTTGACCCAATGCTTATCGGCACACATACTAATAAATTCCCCTGTGTAGATACGTTATTATGGATAATAAGGATTTCTGCGTCTGCTTTCTTCCCGCTATAATTATGCAGCGATGGTTGATATAACCGTATTTCTGATACTTCATACTTACTGGCATTATATTTAACCGGAGGACTATTAGAGACATCGGTTTTTAAAGATAAATAGTCGCCTCGATTAGCAATGTTTAGGCTCGATTTGGGGTACTTAAAACTGTAATCACATTTGAGATCGCAAATAAATTCAGGATTGTTTACAATATTTACAGGAGCGGTTGCATTTGGGCAAGTCATTATATTATCTCTATAATAAAAATATATATATGAGTTTATATACACAATGAAATTGTCTAAAAACAAAATTAGGCAATTACTAAAAGTTAAGAATCAGTCGCAAAAACGATTACATAATAAAGGAAAAAAACATATTAATATTAATAAAACTGCTAGACATAAGAAAGCGGTGAATTTGCGCAATAAGACTTTAAGGGGTGCAAATGTAAGGGGTGCAAATGCAATAGGGGGCGGTGTGTTTTCTAGCAGACCAGTTATAGAGGGTGACAATAATTTTAAGTTATATAAATCACAATTATTGCGTGAAAAACACCCACTAGATGCAAAATTAGATCAAGATTTGACTAAATTATCAGATAAATTGAAAAAAATTTCTATAGAGTTTGATTCTGAATTAAATAATAAAGACATTCAACGTTTCAAGAATATTTTACAACAAAAATTAGATAATAAATCCAGTGACCAATATAAAAGTGATAGTGATTTTATAAATACTTTTGTACAAGATAAATTTGCAGATAATATTACAGATTTTGATGATTTAATTATAACTGTAATAGATGATGTAACTAGTATACAAAGTATTTTTTCTACATTTTTAGAAAATGTAAGTGGCTTAAATAAAACCCCTGAAGAAAATAAATATTATATAACAGTTGGTAAAATATCACAGAAATTTAATCAATATATTGCAGCGTTTCAAAAATATAAAGCGGATCTTCATAAGATTGTATTGGCATATAATGCTATTAAGAGTGATCGTGGGTCATTAAATTATCAAATTAGTAAGAATATTATTGATCTTATTGCATCTATAAATAATATTGATAATCAAAGCCTGATTGATAGCATAAATAAATATCTGGCTCCTTTTCATGTAAGCGGAGTAAATGTAAGCGGAGTAAATATAAGAGGACCAAATGTAAGCTCAGCAAATATACAAGGACCAAATGTAGAGGAACCAAATGTAGAGGGACCAAATGTAGAGGAACCAAATGTAGAGGACCCAAATTTAATGGACCCATCCGAGGCTGAGATACAACAAGAATTAGAACAATTAGCTAGAGAAGAACCTGCTGCCATTCTAGAAGAACCTGCTCCCGTTCTAGAAGAACATGTGGAAGAACAGGTACAAGAACAGGTGGAAGAACCTTCTCCCCTTCTAGAAAATAAAGAAACCGAAGAGGAAGAAATGCGAAGAATAATAGAACAGGTTGTTAATGATGAAATACCACTTCATATAGCACCTGTTTCACTAGAACCTGTTTCACTAGAACCTGTTTCACTAGCACCTGTTCCACTAGAACCTGTTCCACTAGAACCTGTTCCACTAGAACCTGTTCCACTAGAACCTGTTTCACTAGCACCTGTTCCACTAGAACCTGTTCCACTAGAACCTGTTTCACTA